TCCAGCGTCAAGTGGTTACGGCAAGTTTTGTACATGTTTTACAAGTACGAACTCCCGTACACTGCCGACCAAGAACAAGAAGTTCTTAATCAGTTTATTGAAGCTGAACGAGAACTTACTGAACTAACTCCAAGGTTTAAGCGATTAGCTCAACTCTTGGATAGCATTGCTACAACTCGTCTTCCGCGCGGTTTATGCCGTACGGATCTCGAAGTAGCACGCAGAGCTAGAATTTTACTTGCAAAAGTATTTTCTAACTTTGATGCGTCCGATATCACTCCTAGGCACGGCCCCGGCGTTGTTGCTACTAAGCAACGACTCTGGGAGAAGTATCTTTGGAGTAATATCAGTTCGAGGATCGTAGATCTCTATTCCATTGACGAGTATTTCTGCTCGTCTCAGGGACACGTCTGCGATCTTTATGACAAGTTTAATACCTTGTCCTGCAGAGACTATCCCGCCAAGGTAATCCTTGTGCCTAAGGATAGTCGCGGACCCCGCTTAATATCCTGTGAACCAGTGGACTTCCAATGGATTCAACAGGGTCTCCGCGAGGCCATGTATCAGTTGGTAGAGTCGCACCCTCTTACGAGGGACGAAGTCTACTTCACGGATCAAGTACCTAACCAGAAAGGTGCCCTTTACGGGTCCTCTACTGGAAGGTACGCGACGCTGGACCTAAAAGAGGCCAGTGATCGCGTTCATCTTGATCTAGTTCGCGCGTTGTTTCCAGAGCACGTTTTCAAGGCTCTAGATGCGTCGCGCAGTCGGTCAACCGAACTACCTGATGGTAGGATACTCCCTTTATCGAAATTTGCCCCTATGGGATCAGCATTATGCTTTCCCGTAATGGCATTGACGATATGGGCCCTACTTAGGGCTGGTTTGGGAGACGCATCCTGTCTGAAGACCCGTTATAGGGATTCGGGCAGGATACATGTGTATGGTGACGATGTGATAGTACCAACGGAGCAATCCGCGAGAGCTATCAACATCCTCGAGTCATTTGGTTTAAAAGTAAACCATGACAAGAGCTGCACTAGTGGACTCTTCAGAGAGTCCTGTGGCATGGATGCCTTCAAAGGCGAACCTGTCACTCCAGTGCGTTTACGCACGGTATGGTCATCGTCACCCAGCGCGGACGTCTACACGAGTTGGATTAGCTATGCTAATTCCTTCTTCGATAGACGTTGCTTCGGTGTATACGATTACATCGTACAACAGCTGACGGGGGTTTACCCTGTCATTCCGAGCCAGGAGCAAGTCGGTATGACTTGCCCCAGCTTACGCCAGGCAACTGATAACTGTATGCCTATCAGAACAAGAATCAACCCACGCTATCAAAGGCGTGAGTATAGAGTCTTAGTTCCTATAGCACCAAAGGTACGCCACGAGATGAACGGGTGGAGTATGCTCCTTCGCTATTTTGTCGAAGGTTGCGCATTCCGTCCCGTTGATAACGAGGTTAGTCCATCTTGGTTACCGGAGGGCGTTTATATGCCCTTCTCGGTTCGCTCATACACGAGACGACACGCTAGCAAGCTAGTGTGGCGTTGGCG